AAGCAATTGCGTTATCTATTCCATATAGCCCAGGAGGTCGGGGCCAATAGAAGAGAAAATCTTCACCTGCACGCATAAAAACAGCCACTGAAAGGGTAGGCTGGACATCAAGCATTGTAGAAAGAATCTTAAATGTTAATATCAAACGTGAAGGGAGATAGGGAATGCGAGCATTCACCTGTCCGGATCCTCTTTTGTCGATCACAGGTACGTAATCGGCTACGGTGAGGAAGGGCATGGGAACAGAAATTCGGTGGACACCATTTGCTATACCTTGAAGTGTTAGATCGTCTGTGTTAGAGACTGCAGTGACCGAGGTCGTTCCAGTTTCTTGAGGGTAATCTACTTTCAAGTTGTATGCAACATTTACCATGGGATGACCCATGATAATGAGGTCGAAAATTAATGTTCCACGCCAATACCGAGCAAATTGGGAAAACCAATTGAACCAAGTGGCAGACGGGGATGGTCCGTCACCTAGTCCAGTAGGATTAACAACATCTGTATAGAGCACAGCAGTTGAACCATCAACAGGAAGAAGTTTCAGGTACTGAGGGCGTTTTAAGTACTCTATAAGAGCATGACGAGATCTTTTGCCAGAGACAACGTCAAATATTGGGGAATTTTGGGGATAACCAGTAGAAGTTGAATCACCGATATAAGCTAATTGTACAGCTTCGGGTTCTTCATAAGCTCCAGTTCTAAAACTGGTAGAGTTTTCTGATATATTTGTCGAGAAAAAGTCTGATACTATTTCTGTGCCTGCAGTAACTGCAGCGTCGACAGCTAATGCTACGGCTACTCCTTCCATTCCAGACTGTCTAACAGTCTTGATTGAGGTACGGGTATCTGCACGGAAATCGCCATGATTTACGAGGGGACCTAAGAATTTCAAATTATTAAACTTTAAAAATATCTTAAGTGCCCCGGGATTTTGAACGGAAGTTACCCATGATGCTGCTAAATTGGCAACATAAATTGTGGGCATTCCGGGAAGAGGGGGGACATTTCCGTCAAGATTCAATTCTGTTCTTAAAATATGGGACCTATTAAAGGTCCATGGTATTCTAAAAGTAATATCTTTAGCTTGACCGAAAAACATGGCATGGGCTTCCGGAGAAAGGAAAAGTCTTTGAAGAGCCATAGAATTAACTGAGTTACGAGTAGATTCTAAGGTTTCAAAGGCTCCTCCAGTGGGGGAGCTAGCGGTATTATTCCAGTCTCTATAAGGGTAGAAACCAATAATAATTCCGCCGGCTAGACCCTGGGGGTCTGACAAAGAGGCTAATACATCAATTGAATCCCATGAAATAGCTGTGTACAATTCTAATAGATAATCTAAGGATTGACAGTTAACTAATTCAATATGGGGAACAAATGTTGTAAGAGCTGGTGTTGAAGAGTCTATGGCAAGGCCATTTGACAATCCATAAGAGTCGGCAAGGAGATCAAACATCCTTTTAGTTAAATCGTGGGTATCGACAGTGGTTTTATCACTTTCAGATACAAATTCGGTAGGTGTTTGATCAGGTTCGATGGGCATTCCTGCCCAATCACTCACAGTGGAGGTTGTAGTAGTATTTTGAGAAGTATTTTCTAAATTATTCATTTTGGGCGTAATTCTAAATTGGTGTGGTTGCTCTACAAGCTAACAATGAGGAGGTTTTTGTGATTTTACGGTTCACAAACCGTTTTTGTACATTTTAGGGTTGTACAACCCGGATTTTTATTTTATAGTTTAGGCAATGTCAAGCTTGCGGATCAAAGGATCCTCAAGGGCATTAAAATTAACATGTAAGGGTAAGGAGTGTTCACTAATAAATTTCTTTATGGAAGATACGATTTTTAAAGCATCTTCAGAAGAATATTCAAAAAGTTCATCAGTGACATTATCCAAATTTTGTTGTAGTTGTGAGTTAATATAATTTCTATCATTGCGATGTTTCTTAGGAGTTCGGACATAATAAAGTTGGGAAAGGAGCTTGTCAAGTTCAAGGGGGGCATAAACATAGCCATCTCTGAATACAAAATTTCTAGATAGGAAATTTGCTTCATCAATAGTAATGTTGCCAGACATAAGAGCTCCTTTGTCAACTGAGGTAAGATTCATATGAAATAAGGTGTGGAAAGCCATGACCATGTTCTCGGAGTTAAACCAAGGATAGGGCACGTGGGACAAATTGTCGTCGGAGTAGAGTCTAATAATAAGATTATTTAGTACTCCTTCTTCAACGCCATTTCTTTTTCCAAGCCAAATTATACAAACACAAAAATAAGTCATGTTGACTAAGGTATTTAACCAGGTCGTTATCCAATTTCCAGAGGAATTACCTCTGAAGAGAATACGGCCTTGTTTTCGATTGAATCGAATAGCTAATATGCAGGACATAACTGCCCACCACGCGAAGTGGTAGGAGAAATGATCCTGATAGGCTATCCTTAAAAGTTTTTCCATTACTGGAAAGAAAACTTTATTGTGGCTAAAATCGAAACCTTCTATGTCACCACAAACCATAAGTTTGTTAGAAAAATCTTGATATATTGCATACCAAAGTTTTCCTCGGGGATTAATTCCACAGGATTGAGGTCCAAAGAGAAAAAGAAATTCAGTTTTAGCAATAAGATCACCAAGAGCCATTTTAATTAAGACATTGTGTGTAAAGTCAGTAATATTAAATACTCTTGTTTTCTTTGCAAGAACACGAAGCAAATCTCTTATTTCATCTTTAAGTTTATCAAAATTCAATTGATAAAGATATTCATTAGCTTTGAAGGAATCTAGCATCATTTGAACTTTAATTTCAAATTTAACTAATTCTTCTTCAATGGCAGGATTACCATCATGAGGTAAAATATCTTTTTTCTTGATATCAAAAAGGCGGAGTAAACCACCCTCAGATGTTTTAGAATCAAAAGGATTAAGATGATGGACCTCGTTCATAACTTCTCTACAGGTAAGGGTTTTACAACCTGAGTAGATCATTGGAGAACAAGGTAGGAATTTATTGAGGATAAGGGATGAATTTTCAGTAGCTATATCTAAAGCTTCTTTGTGAGGAGAAACACAATTATTAAACTTACTTTCTTTTTCTAGGTGCTTTAAATAAGCTTCCATTGAAAGGTCAGCAGGTCTCATATTGTGTCCGTCTAGGAAATTGTGGTCGGCAAAAGCAGTGGGTTTAAAGCACGTACTGTCGGTACAGTTACTATTGTAACTTTCGGTAACAATTTCTTCACGAGTAATAGAATAGGATTGGTGAACAGTATCAACATCTAAGAAAGATATGGTGTTGTAAGCGGGGATTTGAGAATATTTTGTATTTTCGCTTTCATGAGGAAAAATGCCGTCAAGCATCTCTCTAGTAACAACAACAGATCTTCCAAAACCTTTGGCAGCGGAGCCAGCAGCATGCATCATAGATACATAATACTGACCGTGGACTTGGATTAAACCAATACTTCCACAAGAGCCACCAACTGAAAGATTCCAATCATATGCTACGTGTCTAGGACACGAAGCTACATCGGTATCATCAAGTTTTTCGGGTTTGTTTATAAATATTAAGTCAGTACTCATAGTGGCAGTGATTTCGGTGGTATTAGCATCGTAACCAACCATAAAAGCAGAAGGAAGTCTCTTAAGATTTCTATATTCGTTTTCTGTTAAAAATAAGTTTTTAAGCATGGGATAACTGTTAGGACAGTCATCTACAGAAACGAAAACAGTATCATAAGAATCAGCATAAATTATGGAAGTTCGGGATTTGTACATAGTAAACGGTTTTCGAGATTTTAAACAATTAGTAGCGGGAAAAACAAAAGTTTCTTCGGGAAGGCAATTATACACATGCTTATTCATAAGGGCTATATGGCCACCAACGAACAAAGTACTAGCATATTTAGTGCCAGTAGTTTTATTAATTAGAGCACACATACTAGAGGACACTTTGTCAATTCGAGGATCGACAGAAGTATTACCTTGATACATGGTAGGATATTTTTCTTTAAAAACTTTTGTATGATTTTTGGCTTTTTGAGTTTTAATACTAGGATCTGCAGATTGTTGAATTTCTTCAGCAATTCTGTATATCTTCATAGTAAAACCTCTTTTATTTAAATCAGCTTCTACACTTTCAATGGTTGCTATAGTTACAGCATCATTGATTTGTTCAGTTGCAAGAAGATGTCTAATAATAAGAGATAGACACATTCCAATACTAAGGGTTATAAGGACAATAGCAGCATAATCAGCAGCAGTAAGAGGGTTTGAATCAGGTTCAAACCAAGTTGCTATCTGAACAGCGTCAGGGGGATTGGGTTTGTCACTATAAACTTCAGTTATTAAAGTAGCAAAAGAAGATACAGGGTTTTCTACATCATAATTAAACAATAAAAGATTCATCATTTCATCAACTTCGAGAGTATCAACGAAATTGACAAAGTTATTGAGCATAAATTTCATCAATTCATCATAAAATATACCAAAGTTAAAGCGCCAAGTGGCATGAAGCGTTTTAAGAGGTAGATCATTTCCAGCAGTATACTGGAGATAATGTCTATCAACTTTGGATAAATAATAATGAAGTTCATAAATTTTCTTTTTAGAGTGATAATCAAGAGATTCAGTCATAGTTTGTAGCATAATTTCAACTACACTAAGACATTCATCTTTGATATCGACAGCGGCTTCAATAAGTTTGGAATATTGTTTTTCATTTGAGAGAAATTTGGCAGGGAATGGTATAGTTAAATGAGTTTTGGAGAATTCAAGAGTGTTTATTCCTGAAAAAAAAGAAGGACGGAAATTTCCTTGTCTTTTTGTTCTTTGTTCTCTTCGTTTAATGGTTTTCTGTTTATCTTTTGATCTTTCAATAGCATTGAAAGAACTATTATTTAATTTAGGAGTTTTACGGGCTTCAAAAGGTTGAATATCATCTTTTTCACCTTTCATTTCTTTAATCTTTTCGTCTCTATCAATGTTCTTTCGAACACCTCTAGCACGATTGTCATTTTGTCGTTTAACATAATTAGTTCTTTCTTTATTGGGAAGTGCATTAAAATAACCAGCAGCGCTAACGCTACAATGTAATCTTTTTGCAAGGTATATTATTTGTTTTTCCATTATGTGAGATTGCATATAATGTACAGCAAGAGCATATTCTTGTTGAAAAGCCTTGTCAGGCATAGTCATAAATTTTTTTTTGTTGGCAACAAGAGTAAGGGCTATAGGTATAATATGGAAGCGGATAAAAGTGATTTGGTTAACCACCCAAGATATTTGAGTTTTATTGAGTAGTTTGAAATCTTTAGGTAATTTTTCAGCTTTCTTAGCAGCACCAGGTCGGTGGAGGACTAACAATCCATATTCACGGAAAATATTGTCAGGGTCATCAAATGGTTTTGAGTCCATCATACCAAGGTCAGTAAAAGTATATGGGGCAGAAAAGGACATTAAACTCTGATACATGTGAGAGGAATTGGAACAAGCGGAAGGCAAGTTAGCAGTGATAAATTTAAGATACATTTCATATTTAGTTTGAATAGGATCAGCAGTTTCATCACCACCACCTTGTTTTTTTGTTTTTGTTTTCTTTCTATTAGAATTAGTTTTAGATTTATCAGAATCATCGGTTGTAGTAGTAGTAACAGGAAGAATTAGATTTTGTACAGCATAGGTATATTTTTCAGCAAGTACAGGGGCTTCTAATTTAACATATTTGGCAATTTCTTCATCAGTAATATTATAACCAAAAGGAAGTAAAACTTCTTTTATGTTATTAGCACAAAAAATAGAAACTATCATTCTAAGAAGACCAAGATTAGTGGTAATTCTAGAACAGTTTTCAGTCATAAATACAACAAATTTTTCTTTATTAAGATATTTGATAACACAAGAAATTTCAGCAACACAAATGTAAGGGGCATATTTAGCAGCATCTCCTTTATCAACATCATCATAAAGTTGAGAAAAGAAATCATTCCTTTTAGAGGCAATGAAAAGTGAAGTAAGTATAGGATTATTTTCAATAACAGTTCTAAAAAAAATGTCAGAAACTTCATTTACAGTCTTAGGTTGGACATGCAAAGGGAGTAATCTTGGATTAGAAATAATCATACTATCAACTTTTCGGAGTCGTGTTTCAAAGTTTTTGTGATAAACATCTTCAAGAGGTAAATCAAATTCAGTTTCAGGGTTGCAATTTGTTGAAATTCTTTCAATATAAGCTTGAGAGACAAGCTTTATAAAAGTGGGCAAATCGACTGTTACATCAGTTTGTCCAGCAAACAAATTGGCTAAAACTTTTGAAGGAGCAGTGTGATGATTCATTATTTGTAAACAATCAGGGGAAAAGGTAAATCTAGTGTGCTTTCGCACATTAAATGTTTCATTTTCAGGGTTATGTATAGTAACAATCATATCGAATTCGATTCTTCGGAAATAAGCAGTAGTGTCTTCGAAAGGAATAACATGTCTTTTAAAATTACCAGTGGCAATAACAAAAGGACTATTAAAATATTTCTTTCCTTTGTCACCAAAGGCAGTGTTTAACAAAAGGGGTTGGGAATCAATGCATTTCATAAGATATTGACACCATTCATTCTTGACTTTTGGATCAAGACAAGTTTGATATTCTTCAAAGGCAACAAAAACAGGAGAATTACATCCATCATCAAATGTTGGTTTTTCACCAAGGCAATTATAAGAAAAGGAGGTAGGTTTCATAGCGTGGTCTTTATATATTTCTAAATCTTCACCAATGGTAAGTGGTTCAAGATAAGAAGAAACATATTTCATAACATTAGCAATAATATATTTTTGGGCTACAGTTTTACCTGTACCAGCATCACCACGCATAATTATGGATATGGGCTTCATGCGAGAAACAGAAGCTCTTCCATTGGTCCATGGATTAGCACGGTTAATAATATTATCGTAAATGGCTTTGTAATTGTTAGTTTTATCAGGGAAGGCGTCAATAAGACCAACGTAGATGGATGTTATAACATTGACGGAACGCGTCAATTCAAATAAATCTTTAAACGAAGGGTTTTGAATAGAATCAATTTTTTCAAGAATTTTAGTAGAAATTTCGATTTCATCTTTCCATTTAGTCACAAGTTCGTAACGAATAAAAAGATTATTTCCAGTAACGGAATAATACAAAAAATTTACGAGTCTAGAACCATGTTCAAAGAGGTCTAAACGCATAAATGATGAGTAGGCTTCAAAAAGTCCACCAATGCTTTTGGTTATAGCAAGGCTGTGGTTAACATTGAAATCAACAATGGTGGCAGTCATAGAAGCTAAAGCAGCTACTATGGCGACGATCATTTTATTGGCATAATCAGGGTATCGTACATACCAGGGATCATCATTTTGTAATTTAACAATGTAATCTTTTTCTTTAAGAAGATTAGTAATCATAGTTTTAAAAACATCAGTTTCAATATCAACGCGAGTTATAGGACGGGATAGCAATATTGATAAATCAGTAATTGCTTCCATAATAAGACGTTCTTCAGTAGTTAAATTGGTTTCATTCTCAGAATCAAGATAACATTCAAAGGCAATTGTAAGGGAGGTTTTCATTTTTTGTTCAGCACGAGCTTCGAGATGGGCATTCAAGTCATGATTTTCTTTAGCAATCACTTCTTCGACAATTACATCAAGTGTATTGTCTTCGGGTTCAGAAGGACTACGAAGTTTCTTAAAAAAATCAACGAGTTTCTTAAGGGAATCTTTACATTGGGCAAAAAGTTGCTTAGCAGCTTCAAAAATGGCATGACACCATCTAGACATATTGTCTTTGATGTGTTGGAGTTTTTCGGAAAAAGCATTGTAAAGATATTTAATCCATTCTCGAATACATTCTCGAGCAGTATCAACAGCAATAGCTGTTTTAACGGCGAGAGTGCCTAAAGTAGGTTCGGCATTAGGATTAAGATAATTATTAAGTTTATTAATCAATTTAACGGGAGTACGTATAATTGAAAAGGAGGTATTATCTTCATCACCAACTTGGAAGGTAGTGGGAATTCGGGGAGTATGATCAATCCAAGTATGGTAAGCATAGATATGATCAATAAGAGTGTCTTCATTGTCATTGGATCCTACATATCGAAACAAGATTGTTTCAATAGGTCGTCCAGAGACGGAAACAAAAACAGCAATAGTATGACGAGTTCTGAAAAATTTTCCAGAAACTTGAAATTCAAAGAGAGGTCCAAAGGGAAAACATGGACTATTATAGCGGGTCGATAAATTTATTTGACTCAAGATGAGATCGAGGCGGGCTACAAGAGTTTCATGAGTAAGTTCAGGAAAAACACGAGGTCTATCAAAGTGGGGAACTTGGAGTTCTTCGGAAAATTGAGATACAGCAACAAAGGTAGTGTTGACACGGGAGTAAGTGTCAACAAGATTGTAAATACGAAAAGGGTTGAGAGGATTCATTATTGGCGTACTTCAAATTTGGGATGGTTGCTCATAGAGAGCTAGCAAAGTGGAGTTGGTTTTGTTTGATTTAAGAATCACTTTTTAATCACTCGACGGATAAGTTCATGCAAGGGAGAGTATAATTCGGTAAGTTATCAAGCACGTAGCAAAATACAAAAGTATTAAAAGAGATATATTATCTCTATAAATTGTATTAAACATGTCGTAGTAAATGGTTGCTCTAAAAGAGCTAGCAAAGTAGAGTTTGGGGTTTGTGATTATTAAATCGGTTTTCATCACTCAACGGATGAGTTCAAATATTCGGAATATTCGTTAGGGGTTTTTAAAAGAGGAGTAGATTATAATTCGGTATATTATCATAAATTAATTAAAAATTAAGGAAAGACTAGGTTATCTCTCTGGCTTAATTATATAGGTAACTGTCACGGTCTTTCGCGTGATATGTTGTATATAAAATGCAGTGGAATAGTAAATGGTTACTGC